ATTCCCGCCTCCGACGCTTCTGTTGTGATGGTGGGTGACGCAGTTAAGCTTCTGGGTGACGCTCGCGCTGCCTCTGGTGCTGCTACTGTGACTCGTGTATCCGCTGCTACCGATATTCCAATTGGTGTTGTGGTTGGTATTCTGTTTACTGGTGTAGGTGATACTGTCAACACTCCTCCGGTTAATGACCTCAATACTCCCGTGTATCGTCGTGCATCTACAGATCGTTATGTTCTGGTTTGCGATGATCCTAGCGTGATTTATGAGACTCAGTATGCTGGTACGTCTGTTGCTGCTGCTACTATTACTGCCAACGTTGGTCAGAATGGTCAGTTCGTTGTGACTGCTGGTAACACCTCTTCTGGTGCTTCTGGTATGCAGATCGACTCGGCTGGTTTGGCTACTACGGCAACTCTTCCTTTGAAGATTGTTGGTTTCCCCAACCGTCCTGATAATATCCCTGGCGATGTGTACTTTAGTTATTGGGTGAAGCTTAACGCTACCTCCATGTCTACTGGTACTGGCGCTGCTGGTGTTTAACGTTTAAAGGAATAAAAAATGTCCATAATTAGTAGTAGCTCATTTGCCAAGGCTCTATGGCCCGGTGTCAATGCATGGTATGGCCGTGCCTATGACAACTATCCCGAAGAGTACATCAAGCTTTTCGACAAGCATACTTCGAGCAAAGCGTTTGAAGAAGATGTAGGTATCTCCTCGTTTGGTCTTGCAGTGCAGAAATCTGAAGGCTCACCTATCTCTTATGATAGCGAACGTCAAGGTTTCATTACTCGCTACCAACACGCTGTGTATGCCCTCGGCTTCATCATCACTCGTGAAATGATGGAAGATGACCAGTACGACGTCATTGGTAAACGTAAAGCGGAAGGCTTGGCCTTCTCTATGCGTCAAACCAAGGAAGTTATCGGCGCTAACATCTACAACCGTGCATTCAATGCATCGTTTATTGGTGGTGATGGTGTTTCGATGATTAACTCTGCTCACCCCAATATCAAGGGTGGTACATGGTCTAACATCATTGCAACAACTGCTGACATCTCTGAAGCTGCTCTTGAGCAAGCTTGCATTGATATTGCCGGTTTCACCAATGATGCTGGTTTGCTGATTGCTGTGCGTCCTGAGACACTGGTGATTCCTCGCCAACTCATCTTTGAAGCAAAGCGTATTTTGGGTACTGATGGTCGTGTTGGCACTGACAACAACGATCTGAACGCTATCAAGTCCTTGGGCTCGATTCCGTCGATTGTGACCAATCACTTCCTGACAGATACTGATGCATGGTTTATCAAAACCAATGTGCAGAATGGTCTAAAGTATATGGAACGTCGTGCTGATGCCTTCGATATGGATAATGACTGGGATACTGAGAACGCTAAGTTCAAGGCTACTGCTCGTTATTCGTTTGGTTGGACCGATCCTCGTGCCATCTACGGCTCCGCTGGTGCCTAATTAACCTGGAGGGAGTTTATCTCCCTCCTTTATAAAGGAATAATATGGCAATCATATTTCAACCAGGTCAGGTTGCGGTAAGCGATCCGTCTACTGGTGGTGGTCCTCAAGGCCCCACAGCAACAAGTAATATTAAAGATGTAGTTGTAAAAGTTGCAAAACTTACTTCTGCTAACTTCGGTACTTCTGCTGTTAACACTAAAGTAATTGTTCTTCCTGCTGATGCATCAATTGTAAAGATGACTTTGTGGGTTAACAACCAACTTTCTGGTGGTGGTATTACTGCTGCAACGTTTAGTGTTGGTAATGTTTCTGGTGGTACTCAGTTTATCAATGGCTTGACCGCTTTTGCTACTGCTGGTACTTACACAGTGCTTACTCCCATCACAGGTATCTTGCAACCTTACAACGTTCCATACGGCGCAGACATTCAAATCTGGGTTAGTGGAACTGCTACGACTGGTAATCCTACTGCTGGCGATATGTACCTCGCAGTTGAATACGTTCGATAGTCGCTTCTTTGGAAGCTCCGAAGGAGCCTTAATTGGCTCCTTTTTTTTATCTAAGGAAACTAAATGTACCCTAAAAAGGTAACT